AAAAAAGTAATAGCGGCTGTCAAAAAAGTAGCCAAGAAAGCTGTAAAAAAGGCTCCAGAAGCTGTTTTAGAACAGAAAGTGGAGAGTGATGCTAAAAAGGAATATAGAGCTGTCCTAGAGGCGTATAAACAGTCAAATCCTATTAAATACGCTCAGAAAGAAAGTGAACTATTAGCAAAGTTACAATCTCTATAAAAATATGCCCCTAACAAAAAAAGGAAAAAAGATCGCAAAAGCGATGGAAAAGGAATACGGAAAAAAGAAAGGTAAAAAAGTATTCTACGCATCTACTAACAAAGGAGTAATTAAAGGTATTGCTAAAAAAGGCAAGAAATAATATGGAAAAGAAAAAACAAGTATTCAGATTCGATGATGTAGAACTATCACTCATGAAGAATACATTTGCAGAAAATGACGAGTTGCTCAAAGCTATTCGTAAAGTATTCTTGCAAACAGAACTTAGTGAGGTAGATAAAAGTCTACTCTCTACGCTAAAGGGGAATGAACAGCTATTCAAATTGATTAGTAAGACATTTAACCCGCAAATTGACCCAGAAGCTCCATTTCATCAACTTATTGACCTTTGGATGACTATTGATCTCAAGGATAAGCCAATCAGTGAACTTCTCCCAGTATTCAATGCTCGGAAGTTACTCATTGATCTTATCGAACAGGGACTAGAAAATCTGAAAGTAGTTGTATTTGGTGGAGTATCAAGTAATAAAATCAAGCTATCTGACTTTGTTATCTTAAAAGGAAAATCAGCAGAAGAATTCTATTCAGAACTCACTGCTAGAAACAGTCTTATCTCTCATGTAGAGGCACAACTGAGTCAAATCAGTATCCTCGCAGGACAGAAAGAGGAAAGTGTAGAGCAAACGAAAGAAAAACTGTTGAAAAACAGTAATAAATAATTTGCATTGCATTTATTAAAAGTGGTATAATAAAATCATACAGGACTTGCTTTAGGTCCTAAAACTAATTCTATGAGTATCGAACACGATGAAGAGAACATCTTAAACTCTCAAGAGGAAGCTGACCTTGATACAGCAAACGAAGAGGAATCTGAGGAATCAGAGGAAAGTGTAGAAGAAATCAAAGCTCGACTTGCGAAAGCAGAAGAACTTGTAAACAACTACAAAATTCGTGCCGAAAAAGCTGAACGAGCTGCTAAAGGTTCTAAAGAATCACAGCCAGTAAAGCAAGCATCAAAGGCTGATGCAATATCTACTCAGGATCTATACGCTCTCATGGAGAACAAGGTAGCACAGGAAGATATCCAGGAAGTGCAAGAATATGCACAACTAAAAGGAATATCTATCTCAGAAGCCTTGAAATCTAGTGTAGTAAAGACAATCCTAAGTGAGAAAGCTGAAATGCGAAACGTAGCAAGTGCCTCAAATGTAGGTTCTGTGAAACGAGGGTCATCTAAATTATCTGATGAAGCTCTTATCCAGAATGTTAAAAAGGGTATTGTACCTGAATCAGATGAGGACATCATGCGTTACGTTCAAGCACGACAGAAAAAATAATCGGTGGGCTTAATAAATAATTAAACCCTAAAATGGCAAACACAATTGGTTCTCAGGTATGGCGTGAGAAGTATGCGAAAGCAACTCTCGAAAACGCTCTCCGAAACAATCTCGTTGCAGAGGCAATCTGTAAAGTAGATCGTTCAGACGTTAAAGTTATCAAGTCTCCTTACATGACAGCACCTACAGTAACTGTTCAGGCAGTTGCAGGTACTTACTCTCCAGCAGACTTTGTTACTACTAACGATACTCTCACAGTTACAGACGAATTCATCGTATCTGAGCACATCATGGACTTCCAGAGTGCACTTTCAGACTTTGATCTCTTTGCAGCTCGAATGGATGACATGATGGCTAACGTAGCTATCCAGATCGATCGTTTCGTTCTCAACAACCTAACAGAAGACGGTACTGGTTCATACACAACTCCAGCAGGAGGATTCACTACAGCAGCTAACATCAATCAGATCTTCGGTGATCTCGTTGCTAAAGTTGCTGGTTACTCAGACGCTTACAACAATCTTTTCGTTGTTATTGAAAACACAGACCTCCCAGGTTTGATGGTAGCAGGTGCAACTAATGGATTCATGGTAGCTGACCAGGTTATCAAGAATGGAAAAGTTGGTTCATGGATGGGCGTAGATATCTACGTTGTACGTTCTGGAACATTCGCTTCAGAAACTCTTGGAACAACTACTTACACAAACTCAGGACACCGTGTCTTCGGAGTTAAAGGAGTTGCAACATATGCAGCACCTCGTGGAGTACAGTACGAAGAAAAGGCAGTTTCAGGTAAAACAGGAAAAGAAATCGCAGTATACGGATACTGTGGCTTCAAACTCTGGACACCTAAAGCAGGTCTCATTGTTGATATTACACTCGCGTAATACAACTCCCCCTTTGCTGGGGGAATAGAGGGTAGATTTTCCCACCGATTCTCTACCTTCTATCCCCCCTGTAAAGACTTATTAAATAAACACAGAATAAATATATGCAATTAAGAGGAACAGACATCGTAGTAGATAAGATCCGAGCAAAACGCAATATCATTTCTGGAAGCGGAGCAACTGCCTCTTTGAGTGAATCTGATTCAGGTTCAATGGTCTTATTTGACCGAGCAGCAGGTATTGTCTTTACACTTCCAGCAGCATGTGCGGTAGGTACATGGTATGAGTTTGCGGTTTCAGTAACAGTTACTTCAAACGCAGCCAAAGTTATTACAGGAGCAGGAACAGAACTTCTTGTAGGTAATATCTTGAACTGCGATACAGATACATCTGACGCAGTAGCAATTTGGAACGCTCTTGTTGGTGACAGTTACATTGCAGTTTCAATGAACGGATCAACAACGGGTGGCATTAAAGGAGACCGAGTACGTTTCACAAAAGTAAATTCAACAACATGGATTGTTGAAGGTATGACAAGTGGTACAGGTACAGTGGCTACTCCATTCTCAGCTTCGTAATGTTATCCCTCAGACCCTTTATGGGGTTTGGGATGGTAACATTAAATATATGCAATTTTCAGACACAACATACAACTCAGGTATCTTGCAACAATCACGAGACATGATGCGTGTTGATTCTACGCAGTGGTCTACACAAAAAGTAGTCAACTCAGTGAATAACTGGCTTGATAAGATCACGGGTTACGCTGTAGGAGCAGATAAACGCTTCCAGTGGGATGATAGTAACCATACCAAGCTCCCTATTGGTACAACGAACCTCATTTCAGGTCAGGCAATGTACTCATTCCTAGAGGATGAACAAGGAAACTCTATCCTTACACTCACACGCATAGATATTAAAGATTCCAATGGAAATTGGACACAGTTGAAGTCAAAGGATCAGGCGGAAATAGACATGGCTCTTGATGAATTTGAATCTACTTCTGGTCAGCCTATCTATTACGACAAAATCGCAGACAATATCATCAAGCTATATCCAACACCTAACGCAAGTGTAACTGCTGGATTGAAATTCTACTTCCAGCGTACGCCTTCATATTTTGTGGCTACAGATACAACAAAAGAGCCAGGCGTATCACCACTTCTCCATCGAGGATTTGTTATAGCTTCGGCATACGACGGAGCACTGACGCTTGGACTCAATAACCTATCCGCACTTTCAGTTGAATTACAGAAAGAGGAACAGAAAATGATCCAGTATTTCGCGGACAGGAACAATGATGAAAAGCGTCGGATCTCACCATCAAGGGAAAATAACCGATAATATATGGCAATTACCAACCTATCAAAAACTCGTAGCTTAACTTGGGATGAATGGCTCGCAACATGGAACGAGGAGACTTACACATGGGATGGGTTGGCTGGATATGGTTCTCCTTTCATCAATGTATCTAAAATCTCTACAGGAGAGACATGGTCATCAATCTCTACTACATGGGCTAATGAAACTCGCACATGGAACGACACATCATTTTTCACAAATGTTTCAAAGGTAGCAACAATGACATGGGAAGATCTAACGTCAGCATGGTCTACTTATGACTCAGCATGGGACACACTAGGAGGATCAAATATGAGTAACGTATCAAAACCATAATATGAGCACAATCACCACAATTTTAGGAACAGATCAGGCAACAAACTCAAGAAGTGTTATAAACACTAACTTTAGTAATTTAAATACGGATAAGTATCAGTCTGGTGATTCACCTACTTTCGCAACTACTTATTCTCCTATTTTAATTGGGGGAACCAGTACAACGTCTAGTCTAACCTATAAAACAACAACTGGCGTAGGCACAACTGGTGCAGACCATATATTCCTCGTAGGAAATAACGGTGCTACAGAGGCAATGCGTATATTAAATAACGCAAATGTCGGTATTGGGATTAGTCCATCATATCGACTCCATGTTAGTGGAGGACCTATTGTTCAAACCACTAGTAGTAGTTTTGCTGGATGGTTTTCTTCTACAGAAGATACAGCATCTACAATTACATTCTACCTAGATAAGATTCGAGCAACACCGACAAACGGAGACTCGAACTACATGGCATTCAGACTCGCCAACTCTGCTGGGGCAAGAGTTAGTACTGGATATATTGGGTCACAGATAGATGATATTACCGCAGGTTCTGTTGATTCACGATTTATTATTGGTGCATATGTAAACAGTGCAGCTCAGGAAATTATATATAACGGTTTATCATTCAGAACAACCACTAATGACCAATGCGCCCTTGGTTCAGCTACCCTTTCGTTCTCAGATCTTTTCCTTGCTTCTGGTGGAGTGATTAACTGGGCTAATGGTGACTTCACTGCTACACATAGTACAGGTCAACTATCGCTAAGCGGTAAGTTACTCGTTACTGGTGCAACTACTCATCAAGGTGCCGTGAACTATGCGGCAGATGGTCAAGCGAGTGACACCTATGTAATCACACTTGATCCAGCACCAGCAGCATATACAACTGGTATGCAGATTATTTTCAAAGCTAATACTGCCAATACTGGTGCAGCGACTTTGAACGTAAACGGACTTGGAGCAAAGACAATCGTTAAGGCAGTGAGTACAACACTCGCTAACAACGATATTTTAGCAAGTATGCTCTGTCTATGTGTCTACGATGGAACAAACTTTGTACTTATGAACCCTAGAGCCCTATAGTATATGTCTACAATCACCACAATCAACGCATCTGATGCACCAAAAGACTCACGAGCTGTTATCAATACTAACTTCTCGAACCTAAACACTGATAAGATGGAGACTTCGGTACTTTCAACGAGTGGAACTCTCGCAGAAAATAGTGATTCTCGTGTTGCTACCCAAAAAGCTACTAAGACATATGTGGACACACAGGTGGCAGCAAACGCAGTTCCAACGTGTCTAACATATATTCCACGACCATCATTTACTGGAGGTACTGCTGATATTACTCAGATAATCTGTTCAGGAAACACAACTGGATTTATCTCTCAAATTTCAATTCCATTCAAGATAACGGTAAATAAAATTAGTATACGAACAGGATCAACTGTTTCCGTAGCTGGTACATATAAGATCTCTCTGTATTCTGAGAGTGGGCAGACACAGCTTTTCTCTGTTACTACAGCAAGTATTTCAGCCATAAACACAATCTATACAACAAGTGTGAGTGCTGTTGTTGTATCTCCTGGTAATTATTATCTTATGATCCAACCTGTATCTACAGCTAGTGCATACATATATGGGTGGATAACTTACTCAACACCATTTGCAACGACTGAGGGGTTGCTTTCTGATGTTACTAGTGAGCCAGTGTTAGGTGGAACTTATACTGTTACAGCGGATACAGCTCCGAGTACAATTACACCTACATCATTACTAGAGTCGGCAAATGCGTACGCCTTAATAGCAAGACTAGACAACTAATATGAGTACAATCACTACAATCAATGATTCAGACCTAATATCAGCAAGTAATGAAGTAATCAATACGAACTTCAGCAACTTGAACACGGATAAAATTGAAACATCTGTACTTGATACTGATGGTACTCTTGCTGCGAATTCAGACTCTAAGGTCGCTACCCAAAAAGCTGTTAAAACGTATGTAGATACAAACATTGATACTCGCACAACAGGCACTACAACAAGTGCTGTAAGTCCTACGATCAACACAGATACATATAAACGATACACACTTACGGCTCAGAAAACAGACATTTCATCTTTTACGACAAACCTTACGGGATCTCCGTCAGATGGAGATGAGCTTGGTCTAAGAATTACAAACGGTCTTAGTGCAATGTTGTTTATATCTTCATCTGTGTATGATAACGCAGCATCCGATACAGCGATTGTTACAAAACCATCTGGAACAGCTAACGACGATATTATGTTTGCTGTTATTCAGAGTACAACAGCATATTCAAACTCCCTTCCAAGTGGGTGGACATCTATTGCACAAACAACAGCAGTAAGTGGATACTATGAGCTTTTGTATCGAGTAGCTTCTAGTGAGGGTGCGAACTATACATTTGGGTTTGCTGGTTCTTATAAGATAAAGGTAACTATTGCGACATATCGTGGAGGATTCAACATATCTGATCCAATCGATGTATTTTCAGATACTTCATATATAACAAGTAATACAACAAACAGAGCTGCATCAATGAATGTTACCTATAGAAATTCACCACTGCTTTTCTTTGGATGTGTGTTAGAAAGTTCATCATTCACTCAAACAAAACCATCACTTCCAACTACAGGATGGGTAGAGGATTATGATGGTGGTTCAACAAACTCTGACTTCTGGCTTGAAATCTGCTCGATGACTTGGGCTGGAGTTGGTGCTACTGGCGATATGGATTCTACTATTTCGAGTGCAACAACAGAAAAACACGCTTTTGCAGTAGCTCTCAAGCCAGTGATTGAAGTTACTTACGGATCAAAATTCACATCATATGACGAAACACTCCCAACAGTAATTCCTTTTGGTGAAACAAAAGATATTGATCTCGAATATAACTCAGCAGTTTCTAAGTGGGTAACAACAGGAAATATTCCAATTGATCCAAGATTTACAGTTGGTCAGACTACTTATGACATATCTACAGCATCTGGTACACAGACAATTGCTCATGGATTGGGGCGACTCCCAAACCTTATTGATATCTCTGTTACTTATGGAGCATCAGGTGTTGGTCTTACAAGATCACTCTACAACGCGGTAAGTGGATTTCAGTATAGTTACTACAATTATATTGACGATAGCACTGGTACAGATTCATCAAGTGGATCTACGTTTAGAATTTCAATGTCAGCATCTCAATACCAAGAGGGTGTCATCACTGTAGATTCTACAAATATCTACATTGCATGGACAAAGACAAGTACACCAACGGGAACAGCAGTAATCCTTTGGAAAGCAGAATAATATATGGCAAAACAAGTTGAACTAAAAATCAATAACTTTTCAGGAGGGGTATCAGACGACCCGCGAGCATCTTCTGCTAGTCAATTCATTATCGCAAAGCATTTCGATATATTCTCGAATCCGAACAAGCTGACCCCATATCGTTCATTTGAAACAGATACAAACGATGGATCAAGCTCTACAGGAATGAAACAGTATTTCCTAAAAGATTTTCTCTACGCGTCAGCTTCACCGAAACTATATGCACTAGGTCAAAACTCCTCTGGTTATACACAGATTTTCTATAAAAATGATGCAACTACAGGAAACTGGATTGCACCAGGATCATCTCAAGGTAATGGAATCGTTCAGAATGGTTGTCTAGTAGAATACAAAGATTATATCTGGGGGTTCCAGGGTACAACACAGGTATTTAAGTGGGGAACCCTATCTGGAACGCCATCGATTACAAACACAGCTGGAACAGTAGGTACTATTTCATCGGTAGCACAGGGTGTTATCGCAAAAGATGACAACTTATATCTCCCATACAATAACAAACTTGCTCGCGTAACTTCTGGTGGAACTGTAAACGATGCTGTACTAACTTTACCTACAAACCTAAAGATAACTTCAATCTGTAACTTTGGGAATTACCTAGCGATCGGATGTGCCCCTGTAGCCTCATATAACGGCTCTAGTAAGGTTTATTTATGGAATTTGACCTCTGACGACGTTCAGGAATCTATTGACTGGGGTGAGGGGGATTTGCGTGTACTAGAAAACATTGAAGGTATGCTCGTTGGTGTAACAGATCGCTACCTAAACAACACTGCTGGAGCTGGTCGTGGGTCTATGATTATTCAGGGTTATACAGGTGGTTATCCACAGGTTCTCAAGGAGGTATTCACTACGGCACTCACAGGGATTACAATGCCAATTTCTAAGGCAGTAAAAAACAATCGTGTATTTTTCGCTGCTAAAATAATGACGAACGATGCTGGTACAGAATACAACGAAGGTATCTGGTCTTTTGGTCGCAAGAATGCAAACTATCCCTATGCACTATCTCTTGATTATATTGATGAGAATGTATCTACGTCAGGTATTCAGTCTTTTGGTTCGGCTGCCAATTATTTCTTTATTGCACATTCAGCTGATGGCTCGGTGGATAAGATAAACGATTCTGCAGTCTATACATTCTCGTCTATCTACGAAACACAAATCTTTAACTTTGGTGACATTGATAATGATAAACGTCTTGATGCGGTAAAAGTCTCATTCCGCAAAATGGCGAGCGGTGAGAGTATTACAGTGAAATACAAAGTAGACGGAGCTACATCTTGGACAACAATCGGTACATTCGATACTGATGATGCTCTGTCTCATACATTTCTACGAGAAGAAACTGCTGGCGTAGACTTCAAGTCTGGTCGTGAGTTTAGATTCCAGGTAACAAGTACGGGTGGGGCAGAAATTACAGGATTTTCAGCAAAAGCCACATTTTATAATGTTCCTTAAACTATATGGATAACACTAGCCTAAAATTAGAAATAGATAAGCTGAAAGCGGATTTAAAAGCATTGAATGATGAAGTTTATCGAAACAATTTCTCAGCTCATCAAGACTTTAATAAATCATCAAACTTCTCAACAAAACTAAAAATCCCGAGTTACTCAGTTGCTCCAACAACGTGTGAAGTAGGTGAAATTATTGAAGTGAGTGGTGTGATGAAAATTTGTTCAGCTACAAACACTTGGACCACTGTCGGAACTCAAACGTAATGTGTTATAATATATAAGATAAATTCTATGGGAAAATTCAAAAGTAAAACAGGAAAATCAAGAGTCGGAACTGCACTATCTAAAATAGGTGGTGCTGTTAAAAAGGCGTCACAATTCGGAGCACAAGGTGGATTAGTTGGAAAAGCTGTAGCATCTGCTAAGGGCTCTTACGGATCACAAGCAGGAAGCTCTGTAGGTTTTGGTTCAAAGCCACAAACAACACAGACAAAAGCTGTAGGTGTTTCTTATGGGCCTACTCCGAATACTCCAGAAGGACCTCAGCGATCTAGTGGAGGTGGATCATCTATATCTCAGGGAGGTGGATCATCACAAATCGTCTCTCGTGAACGTACACAGCCTGTAGTACCTGCGACTATAGGAGAAAAACCTGTTGTGGATATTCCAACAGTTCCAGTAGATCAGACAGACTATTTATCAATGATTCCACAAGCTCCGCAGACTCCATTAGATCAGTTTCAGGCACAGCAAAAGACAGATTTTGAAACAATGATGGATAAGTTAGTAGCTCCTCCAAGTACAGAATCTATTTATGCACAAGCACAAAAAGAATCAGGTATCTTGAAAAAACAAGAAGAAGTAAACCGTCTTTCTGAACAACTAAATATGATCCAGTCTACCGCACAGGCTAATCAGTTGAAGACTATTGGTCAGGGTCGCGGTATTCCCGAAGCTATTTTAGGTGGACAACAGGCTCAAATTGGTCGTGAGGCAGCTATTGCAGCACTTCCTGTATCTGCACAGCTCCAAGCTGCTCAAGGAAACCTAGAAATGGCAGAACAGAATCTCAATACACTATTTTCTATCCGAAGTGCAGACGCTCGGGCTAAATATGAATATAAAAACAACCTTATAAAGTCAGTGTATGACTTCGCCAGTGGGCAACAGAAGCAAAAACTTGATTACGCTATGAAGTTAGAGGATAGAAAGTATCAGGAAGAGCAAGCTCGAATTCAGTTTCAGAATGATCTATACAGAGATGGTCTAAAATCTGGTCTAACAAACATGAAACAGTTGAAAGAAATCTCAAACAATAAGAATGCTCAAGATGCTACTACTGCGATTCAGGCAAAAAATCTTCTCGATGAATACAACACTATGGTTAAAAGTTTTGGTAGATCACCATCTATTTCACAACGAAAACAAGCTAATTCATTCCTAGTGAATGTGCTAGCCCCAAAACTATCTGTCGCTCTCGGTCAGGGTGGTATGACAGGTGATGAAGCTCAAGCAAAGATCGAATCTCTAGGACTAAAGGGTCTATGGAAACGAGAAAAGATCACAAAAAACAATATTGAGTCAACGCTTATGGGTATGAAGTCGCTTGCTAATACAAGTCTTCAGGCCTTAGATTCAGCATATCCAGGAGCATCAGATACGTTAGATATTTTCAAGAATTATAAGATGGGCGATCTTCCAAAAGATCAACAGATTGGTCTCAAAAAAGCTGATGCTGTAAAAACTTTTGTTTCTAGTGGATATGATGATGGTACAATATTGGAATACCTAAAAGTACAGAGTCCAAATAACTCAAACTACATACAATCACTTTATAATGAAGGTTATTCTTTAGAAGAAATAGCACAATATCTAAATTAAATATATGGCACTAGACGCAAAAACAAAACTAGAAATGGATGCAATCTTTGAAAAAACTACTGGCGTGAAGCCTAGTGGAGGTCTTCCACCTATTCAAGAGAGAATTGCCCAATTAAAGGGCGTTGAGACTAAAGGCTCTGATCTAAAATCAGACATCAAACAAACAGGTCAAGGAATTAAAGGTGTATTTGAAAAACGATCTGGAAAAATACAGGAATCAATCGAGGCAGCTAAAAAGGGTGAACAGACCGTAGGTGAAGCTGTTGCACAATCAGCGGTACAGTTTGTACGAACACCTTTCGATATTGCAGGTGAGCTCATCAAGGGTGGAGTGAAAGGACTACTTTCACAAGAACAAGAGGAAAAACTAAAAGTTGGTGTTGGTGAAGTCGCAGGAAAAGCGATCGAAACAGTTAGTGATCTCACTTCTAAATACGAAAACCTAAAAGAAAAGAATCCTACTCTTGCTGGAGGTATAAACATTATTCTCGGCTATGCACCAGAGGCAGCAGTTGGAGGAAAAGACTTATATGAAAAATACCAGGAGTTAAAAGAAACAAATCCTCGTGCAGCTAGAAACATGGAGGCGGTGTTCGGTGTTGCAGAAACAGCTCTTGATCTAGCTACTCTAGGGACAGGGAAAGTTGCTACAACAGCTCTAAAGGAGACTGGTGAACAGGCTATTAAAGCTGGAGTAAAAGCTGGAGGTAGAGCTGTGGAAACAGTTGTTGGTGGTGCTTCTAAAGTTAAGAAACTTGCCGTAGAAGGTGTTGATTTGGCTAAAAAGAAGATTGCTCCAAAAGAATTGACTCCAGAACAGGCTGTTGGTCAAGTTATTCAAGGTAAAAGTACAGATATTATAAAGGCACAAAAGGCAATAGAATCTATTGATACAAAAGGAGTGGAAACATACAAAGATCTTGCAGGCAAATTACAAGAAAAAAAGAAGGATCTAATATCAACAGTAGATAATGAGCTTAGTAAAGATGCTACAGTATATCCGATTGACCAACTTGTAACAAAATCAACTACAAAATCAGGTAAAGATATTACTGTAAATTATGTTGAAAAATCTCTCAATGATCTAAAGGAATTTTATAAAACAGTTGGTGATGCTGTTAAGGAATCAGAAATAGATGACTTGATTAGTAAAAAAGCGTTTACACGAAAAGAGGTTAATGATATATCTCGAATATACAATGAAGAATTTGGTTCTAAGGCATTCAGCAAGCTTGGTGATCCACTAACTAGTGTAAATGCGCAGGCATATGAAAACACAAGAAAGGGACTGAAAGATGTTGCTCGACAGGGTATAGGTGGATCAGAAGCTAAATTAGCAGACAGCACATTGTCAGCAATATATAATACCGAAAAACTCGTAAAGCGTAATATAGAGGCCGTAAATAAACTAAAGCAAAGAATAAATGAACGTGGTCTTCTAGAAAAGGCTGGTCATTTTGTGTCAAAATATGGAGACATATTGACTGGTGGCACAATCAGGGGATTGATTGGGGGACTTCTACCAAGAGGTGCTGGATATAAGATTCTAAACGCATTAGATTTAGAGGATCAGTTAAAGAAAAATCTTGAGATAATAAATAAGTCACTAAATGCTAAGAATGACGATATGATGATTAAAAACCTCAAGAAATTAAAGGTTTCTTCCAATAATAAAGATTAGGGAAAGAACCCCAAGAGTCCAGTGAACTGAGAATAAAAAACCAACAAAACTAATGATTAGAACGATCAAACCTATTAAAAGTAACCCACCGATTATTTTTTCCATAAGTTAAATATGTTATAATGGAAGAATAAAGTCAAATCACTTATCCACATGGACAAAAAACTAGAAAAACTAAACAAAATGCTCGAACTCATGAATAATGAGACACTTACACCTAAAGATGTGGAGAAGTTTTTGACGTTTGTACTAAGTTTCGTTCAAAAATCAAAGGAAAGTATTGAATCAATGTCGTCTGAACACATAAATCAGATGAAAGATATTCTTGTGTATGTAGAAGAAGAACATGCAAAGTTTCTAACCAAGGTAGACGAAAAAGACGAAGAAAAAGAAGAACGATTCAACGCTAAACTATCAGAAGTAAAATCACTCCTTGAAGAAATAAAGAAAATCGAAGTCAAAGACGGAAAAGATGCAGACGAAGAAGTAATCGTTGAAAAAGTCCTCTCGCAAATCAAGCTTCCAGAATATAAAGAAACTGTCCTTGATACTGGTGCTGAAATCGTAGCTAAAATAAACGACCTCGATACAGACGATGAAGACTTATTGATTGACGCTATCCATATTAAAAACCTACCTAAATTCGTTCAAAATCAAGTAGGTGGTGTTGTTGCCCGTAATATCTATCAAATGGGAGACGTTGCACTCTCATCTCTTTCTAATGGTCAAATATTAAAATGGAACTCAACAAATAATCGCTGGGAAAATGGCACTGATTCAGGTGGTGCATCAACACTTGCACAAATTTCAGCTGGTTCCCTAACTACACCAGATTCTCTCTACACAATGACCTCTACTATCCCTGTAGAGTTTAGAAGTTCAGATGGGAATCCAATACTTTATTTAGATGAAACGAATGAGAGAATAGGTATAGGTACGAATACCCCATCAGATTTACTATCACTTTCGGGTAATAGTGCTACTCGTATCGGTACAACTTGGGTAAATACAAATAGTTCACCATCTACTTCTGCTTTCTTGGGTGCATATTCAGGAAATATGCAAATGGGTACAGTATCAAACCATCCTTTTTATCTTGAAACAAACAATACTGTTAGAATTTCTATTGCAGCGGCAGGTAACATTGGAATCGGTCTAAACTCTGGTTCTGCTAAACTCCATGTACTTGCAACCACCGAACAACTCCGTCTAGGCTATGATGCTTCAAACTACGCTTCATTTACAGTAACAAGTGGTGGACTTCTCAACATCGCTCCAACAGGTACTAATGTCGGTATTAATGTGGCATCTCCATCGTCACCACTCCATGTAAATGGTGCTATCCGTTCACAAAGAACAGGCACGGCAACACAGAACATAGTTCTCGATGGTGGTGATTCAGGTGCTATCTACCTCACAGCTTCATCGACAACAGGCGGTCAAAAGATTTTACGTTTTAGAAACCTCGTAACAGGTGGTGCGGCAACTGATGCAACAAACCAATTCGCATGGGACTTGAATACAGATTCATCAATCCTACAAATCGCAACACTTTCTTTCGGTTCAGGATTCAAAGTAAACCGCTCAAACACAACAACACAATTTCTTTCTGTAAACGGGGGTGATTCAAGTGGTATATATCTCACAGGTCAATCAAACACAGGTGGTGCAGAAAAATTCCTATATATTTCTAATTTCACAAACGGAACAGCAACATCTGCTAATGGTATGCGTTTCCGTGTTGGAGATGTTGGAACGCCTGTAACGGCAGCGACAATAGATTATTTGGGAAATGTTGGTATCGGAGTATCACCAAATCATAGACTAGATACTTACTTGTCTTCTTCTTCAACAGGCGTATCTACAATTTACGGTCTGCGTGATATACCATCAGGTACAATTTCATCAGGTTCTTCTATAAATGGAATATTCGGACAAGTCACTGTTTCAGGCTCATCAACAATATCAAATGTAATCCCAACAGCAGGACGATTTATTGCAGAGCATGATGGTTCGTCAACAGTAGGCGGAGTATACGGTGTATATGCTCATGCTCGAACAAACGCAGCTTCAACTGGCGTACTTGCAAACGCATACTCTATATATGCCGTAGCCCCAAACAACAACCAAGCAGGAAATACAATCACAAATGCGTATTCACTCTATATTGAAAGCCCAACAGCAGGAGCGACATTGAATTACGGTTTGTATCAAACAGGAAGTGCAAATAACTATTTCGGAGGAAAAGTTGGTATAGGTCTAACTGCTCCAACAGCGGTTCTACATCTCAAAGCAGGTACAGCAACAGCCTCAACAGCCCCTCTTAAATTCACATCAGGAACGAATCTAACAACAGCCGAGGCAGGGGCTATGGAATATAACGGAACAAACCTATTCTTTACACGAACAGGCACAACACGAGAAACTGTAAACACAACAGTTACTAAAACCGATACTGGTGATGGTACTGGTGCAGAGGGTCTTTTCCAAATCAACACTTTCGATAACACTTTCAAAGTGTACGCGGAGGGAGCTTGGAGAACATTAGCAACATGGTAATTATTATTTAATCATAAATTATATGAAAGAAAACAAACCACAAAAATATATGATAGTGAAAGAAATGGTCGAAGTAGACAACATTATTGAAAATGAACTTGGCGAACAAGTAGTAGAAAAAGTAATGGAGGAACAAGATTTTGTTTTGGAAAAAAAGCAAATTAAGCATAAAAAAGAAGACCTCATTGCCAACCTACAACAAGGAATCGCCGATGACGAAGCTGAAATTGCACGAAGACAAGCTAATAAGGCTCAATTGCAAGCAGAATTACTAGAATTAAATACGCCGAATGTGGTGAAGTAATTTTATGGCCCTCGATAAAATATCCAACACAGCAGATTACCTATATGCCATGTGTAGCCATTTTGGTATGAAGTGTGTCGTTACCATTATGGGAATCCTTATGAATTTTCATTTTGGTGACATTTCACGACCTCTCTTATCTGCACTATTCATGCTCATAATCTTTGACTTTCTTACTGGTGTTGGAGCTGCACATATTACAGGTGAGTCTATAAAATCTGCAAAGATATTCCGCACAGCATGGAAGTTCGTTCTTTATTTTGTTGTAGTTTCTGCTGGATATTTTACTGAAGTAGTTATAGGTTATGATTTATTCATTTCCAAAACAATTCTCATATTCCTGGCCCTAACAGAGCTCATCTCTATCTTTGAAAATGTACAAAAGGGTGGCTATGATATGCCAACTTCGCTTATTGCTAAATTAAAAGACTTAGTGAAAAAGAAATAAATATGTCATACAAACTTCTTATCATAAAGAATAACGTCAAAGTAAATATTGAAGATGATCTGGAAAAAGTAAGGGAGTTTTTCAAAGCTAAATTACCATTTGATGTTGATATCTCATTTCTCGAAACAGATATAACGGTATCATATAAATTATTCCCATCTGCTAGTGGCGAATACTGCGGAACAACTGGTACAAAAGATGCACTTAAGGAATACGTCCCACGTAATACCTACGATGCCGTATTATTCATGTATGGTAATAAGACACTCAAACACGAGGATGGAACTATAACAGCGTGGACTTTCTGGGAGGGTCTCTACCCAGAAACGGTATATATGGAAATACCAACGAATAGATCAGTGGACAGGGTTGGTTGGATTTGGAAGTCTATATTACACGAAATGATGCACGCTCTGTGCAAGTCTGAAAAATACAAGGGAGTAATAGTCCATGATGCTATGGATTCCATGATGGTGAATGGTGTTATGACACCGTACTACAAAAATGATGATCCATATGCTAAAGATGGAAATTTCGCAAAAACATTAGAAAACCTATCACTCGTCTGGAATAAAAAGAAATATAAATACTTTAAAGACAGTGAAGTAGTTGGATTGAAACCAAGACTAGTAGAAATGCTAGATATGGCACGCGAAAAAGCAGGTATTCCGTTCGTTATTAATTCAGGGTATCGAACAGAGGATCATAATGAATCAGTTGGAGGTGTAAAAGATTCTAGTCATACAAAAGGTGAAGCTGTAGATTTGCGAGCGCTAAACAGCACAGAACATTTTAAGATTACAAAAGCTCTTATGGATGTTGGATTCACTAGGATAAGTCGAAGCTACCCTAAACATATTCACGTGGATATCTCAGAAGATAAACCTCAGAATGTGTTATTTTAATCAACTATGAACGATATTCTGCAAATCGAAGAACGGATGGAAAACAGGGAAAGACTAATCAGAATGCTAGAAAATAGGAGATTGCAAGTGATCGAGAACTTAGTTGAACGCTACCAGAAAAAAGAGAAAAGAAAATCCTGGCACAAGATATTACAATAAGTTATAATAATACATATGAAAACACTAGAAAAATTAGTTAAAGGCAAGAAGACATATATCGGTATCATCGTTCTCGCTCTTGGAGCATTTGGATTTGGAGATATCATCTCACAGTCAGACGTTTCATTAATCATAGACGCTGTACTCAAAATTGCAGGTATCATTGTTGCGGTCTACGGGCGATATAATGCAAAAAAATAGTTATCAACAGTTGTAAAGGTTTTTGTACCTGTTACAATTTGTATATTTAATACATGGTATTTAGATAAAAGAATGCTAACTTGCACGACGCTTCCATCTAAAAACCTAAGATTAAGTAGATTCGATAATCTTGGCAGTTTACCCTCGATTACGCGATCCAGAATAGCCTTCGGGCTATTTTGTTTCCTGTTGATAACTTTCCTTGCATGTATTTTTTGTTCTTGCCATACTTATAAGGTCACTTGATAAAGGGATAGTGTGAAAAATATATCACGAAAGTGGTGCTCAAGCGATTCCGCAGTATCCCCCTATCAGGTGACAATTATGTCATCACTCATAAAACTATTCGTAATAGCCCTAGTTGTCCTGGCTGGCATTGCGATAGGTCATAGGGTATCATCCGAGGCTTTATACGCCCCTATTTCGCTTCAAAACGACGAGGGTGGTACATTACTCGTTCCAGGACAATATAAGGCTCCTGAGTGGCAAATTTCGCGTCAAGGAACGTCTTTAGAGTCAGGAAAGGTATTCAAAGTAGAGGCGTTAGAACTGTGCGACAGTTTTCATGGAATAAAGAACTATGCTTGCCAAAAAGTAGTCCTAGAATGGGGCTATGAACAATTTTTATATTTCGATAAGATCATACAAAAAGAAAGTAGTTGGAATCATTTAGCTATCAATAAAGAATCAGGAGCGTGTGGATTAGTTCAGTCACTTCCCTGCTCTAAAATTGGAAATAATTGGCAAGACCCACAAGTTCAGATTGATTGGGGAATTGAATACATAAGGGATAGATATGGTAACCCTAAAAAGGGTTGGGAGTTTCATATAAAAAATAACTATTACTAAACTAAAAGCCTCACATCTCGTGGGGCTTTATAGTTCGTAGCCTGAATCATTCCATCGGTTTAAAAGAGCTTGCCAGTCTTTTACAGATAAGATTCTTGTCGTAACGTCATTGAAATCAATGCTGTACTTCGTACCATTTTCTATGAGTTTGATTTGGATTCCACAGCCATGGATCGAGCAGTTCACAAGAACTACTACGTCACCATTTTTGTTTAACCCTGTAGCCTGGATAAGATGTGGAGTAAATCCTATCTTATCTTTTTTTGCATCATTTTTAACTTCAAAGATTTTATACTTTCCAGATCTTCCTCCAACAACAACAAAAAAATCCTCTTTCTGTGGCCTGTTCTTTTTTGCACATTGTTCACAGAACATAGTGCGACTGATTAGAATACTGAGATATTGTGCATCATTTCCCATCTCTTCGTTTGTTTATGGTAACGACAACAATACTCATAATAGCTACTAGGGCTAATGTTATTAACATGTTTTGTTATTAAAGTGTTTTGACTCATATATAATTATATTCCTGTCAAGAGTTACGCACAAGAAAAGTTATGCACAGATTTTATACAGTTGCTATATATTTTCATATGCGTCAAGTGGTACAATAGTAGTATAATTAACATGAGTCAAAATCTTTTAAAATTAAAAAAATGAAAACAAAGGAAAAATCATTTGTGACTCAAAGATACATAATCACATCCGTTCAATACGGAGCTACGGTAAACAAGAACTTCCTAAACAATCTGCTAGCATTTGCGAAAAAACACAACGTAGAACAACTCTACACATTTGTAATGAATGGGCGTTTCAAGGATGATGACTTCCTTGATCCACTTATAGGACTCAATTTCTCGATTATAGATAGTGAAAAACTGAACCTGAATCTAAGGTGTAAGGATATGAAAATCCTGGCACAACAGATCAATCCCTTTACAGGGCTGGCTCAGAAACTATCGAGGGATTATTCCTACATTCTACCTTCACCAAAGATACGCTATATGTCCCTCGCTAACACTTCTAATAGCCCACGAGCGATTATGAGCACAGGCTCACTCACGAATGGAAGTTATAAGATGCACACAGCACAGGGTCGGAAAGCGGATCAACAGCATCAATTTGGGTTTGTATATGTGGAAATAGAAAGTAATAAGATATTTCACGCATACCAAGTTGAGGCAACAAAGAAGGGAGACTTTCACTACATGACGGAGAAGTTCTATGGAGGCAAGAAATCCTATTCACAACCGCAAGCATTAGTTCTTGGAGATTGGCACACTGGAGACACCGATAAGAAAGTGAGAGATCGTGCTCTAGGTTTGATAAAGAAAATAAAACCAAAGCATGTCGTATTTCACGACTTATTTAATGGACTCGCAGTCAATCCCCATGAAAAAGGACACCTGATTTCAGAACTGAGAAATTTTCAGCAAAGACGTAATTCCCTAGATAAAGAACTAAAAGATGTTTACAAGGAGATTTGTTTTTTTGCTAAAGAGTTCCCAGGAGTAAGGTTTCTAGTACCAGAAAGCAACCATGATTTATTCTTGGAGCGTTACATAGACTCGAAAGATTTTATGTATCACCCGCAGAATTTCTTGTTTGCGATGCAGATGCTACCGCATATGCTAAAGGGAAAGAGACCAACTCTTGAAATTGGATTATCGTTGTGTGGAGAAATACCTAGCAACTTTAAATTCTTGAAAGAGGATGAGGAGTACCGAGTGCATGGCGTAGAGCTGGGCTATCATGGTCACCGTGGGTCAAATGGATCAAGAGGAACGTCTGCCCAATTCGACAGACTAAACCTGAAAATGATCACTGGCCACGAACACAGCCCTAAGTTGTATCAGAATGGAATGGTAGTTGGAACATCAACACTACTAAAACTTCCCTACACTAAAGGAGCTGGATCATGGATGCACGCTCACGGAATCTTGTATGATGATGGAAAGTATGGTTTGATTATTGTAATTTGAGTAAAAGCCCCTATCTATGAAGACGGGGGCTTTTTACTTCCGCTTATTAGTATTCTGTTCCTGATATGTAGCCCATCTGCAATTTTCCTTGCAATAATTTCCATCATTATCTATTCTATCCAATGTTGTTTGCCTATGTCCAAATATGTTTTTATGATCTATAAAACTATCAAACATGTCATTTTTGAACTCTAAGTAAGACTTCCATAAACACCTTATCCCTCTTTGAGCATAATTTTTGTAGTGTTTACCTTTTACTGAATTACATCTACTGATCATTTTTTGGTACTTCAAATAAAGGCCATTATCCTTACTCATTATATAATCTACTGTTCTTTTGATTATTTTCTCTCTATTCTCTTTATAATATTGCTTTCTTATTTCTCTTATTTTTTCTACATTATTTAAATAATACTCGTGCCTCTCTTTACTGTAACGGTTTCTGTAATAACTATTTCTAGTCTCCCTATCTTTATATGGCATAAATTAACAACATAGATGACGATACGCTTTGCAAGTATATCGTCATCTATGTTTGCAAAGCTGATAACAATATAATTGTAATATATAGAAATAAAAAAGCCTAATCACTTAGGCTTTTTTTCTTTGTACCAGACTTTGAGTCCGACAAGAAAAAGATAGGCGACAATAATGATGTATTTCATCTTGTTTCAAAGTGTCGTATATCTTCTCTCTGGCAGTGCGGACAAAGAATGTGGATCTTGATTTCATCTACACCAAGCATAAACTTCACGATCTCATGAAGATGCTCTTTTTTACAGGTGTAGCAGTAGGCTTGTGCTTTCATGCTTTATTTTTAAGGTGAGGGGTCTCTATAAGTATGAACTTATCAACAGTTTGATGCAATTAGTTATACACATAGTCAAGGAATAATTGTATAATAATATCAATGGCTGGAGTGCAAATCGATCACCCTCTGGCAAAATTGTTCTTTAGCGGAAAAACCGCACTCTTCATTGATAGGGCAAACCTACGAGCAAACATGATGTTTTTATAGAATGAAACCAACTCTCGTGATCAGAAAAAGGCACTTCCAGCGTGGAGTGCCTTTTTCGTTCTAGATTTATTGCAATTCAGTTGTTCTTCGCTACTGAAAAACGGTGAGTTTGTACAATGACAGCATGTTCACAAGTACCGCGAGATACCTGTGTATAACTAACTATACCATGGTTTGATTTTTTATGCAAGCGGTGGGATAATATACCTATGATTCACAACTGTAAAAAGTGTTCCAAAGAATTATCACTCATTTATGTAGATTTTTGTAAAGAAAAAGGTAAAGAAATTATATGCCAAAAGTGCCTAAGAAAAAGAAAGTAGTATGGTTCCAATAGCACCTAAAGATAAAGAAATAATTTCCACTGATCCATACTACAAAAAGTGTGCTCGCGCAGAAGATGGTGGCTGTGCTGGTAGAATCACCATTGAACATGCCTGTACCTATGCAGGAAAACAAATAGCAGAGCTATGGAATTATGTTCCTATATGTGAGTATCATCATGGCGTTCTATCATTTCAGGATAGAGGAGATCTAATAAAAGAAAAGAATGTATGGATCGCACTAAACCAGGCTACTGACGAGGAGTTAAACAAATTTTACAAATCAGATTTTAAACAGAGAAAACAATACCTAAATTCAAAGTATGGGACATATAATCATTCAAGGTAGAATCCCGAGCAAAAAGAATAGTACTTGGACAGTCATGGTTCGTGGTAGAGCCATACGTTTACCTTCTCAAAAATATAAAGAATGGAATAATGATGCTAAGCAACAATTAATCGGTCAAGACAAAATTCCAAATGGAAGCCATCTTGTTCTCCATTTCTACATGCCAGACAAACGAAGGGCTGATCTCACTAATAAAGCAGAAAGTATTATGGATACGTTAGTGGATTCTGGACTCCTAGAAGATGATTCATATCAAATCATTCCAAACCTCATGCTTGAATTTATGGGAATTGATAAAGAAAATCCAAGGTGCGAAGTTTTTTGGTAGTTTATCCACACCTTGTACCTATTTCAGGTTGCGCGCTTGACTTTATTTTTGGTATGATTAGAGTACAAGCAAATATACATGATTCTGTGGAAGGAATCGTGAACAGCAATGCCCGCCTTTCCTTCCACAAGGACGGGCATTTTTGTTTATCCTAACCAAGTCTAATGCTGAAGACATCCTCTGGGATTAAAAAGAGAGGAGGCAAGCGTACAATCGACACAATGGCTCCATAAACGAAGTTCTGCTCTTTATTATCTCAATAGCTCATCAATCATTTGCAAGGACTGATTGAACGCACTAAATACTAAGTAAAATATAACTTCGTTTTGGTGAATTGGAGAGATTGGGGGTTGGTGGTTTTGTATATACCATAGTACATACACATGAAAGACTTAAAATACAAAATAAAATGTATAAGAATGCACGAAGAAACGTGGAAGAAACTTAAAGACGCAAGAAAGAAATCAGGAGATTCATGGAACATATTTCTGCTAAAATGTATGGATAAGAAAAGAGTATGAATAATCTATCTTTGTTTCTAAAGTTGCCAGAAAAGAAAAAGAAGACGTCAAAGCGAGCAGAAGTTATTTCAGAAATATATGCTATTTATTCATCACAACAACAAAAGAATTTCAGAAAGAAAACGAACTGGAAAAGGTATATCGAATGGTTGAAGGCACAAAGGATTCCAGATTCAAAAGAAAACCAAGTGAAGTTTAAGAGATCAAAATCTTTTATAAAGGAACACGGTGTAGAGACAATATGTTACCTCATTTCTGGTATACCAACTGCTGACCTGTATTACATCGCATCCGTGGCAAAGGATATGGAGAACAGAAAAATGAATTTTTCAGGATATCTCATGGCACACTTGACAAATAAGGTAAAACCTTTTGTTTCTAATAACTGTGGATAAGTTGTTGCATATAATTATATAATTATATATACTCATAATGTTACTAGATTAGTAATAAACATTCTATGGATAACATACCAGAAGATAAAAAAGCACTATTGCTCGCATTAGAAGAAGAATCAGTACCCCTAGAGGAAGTCGAAACTACTTGGGAAGATCGCTTAGACGAAGATGAAGAAGAATCAGAATAATATGACAATCAATCAGAAAGAAATTGTGCGAGAGATACGAATAAAGCTCGCAGAAAAGGAAAACGAAGGACTCATCATTAGTAAAGAAATAGTCGAAGAAATCCTAAAAGAAATTGAAGACCTATATGAAGAAACACACTAACCTACCAGACGAAATAGAAAGCTATGAAAGTGGTGATTGGTCAGAGGTAGCTATCATCATCCTCATAGGAACAGTCGTAGGTTATCTCATTTATCACATCATCAGAGCAATAATCTAAACATATGAAATACAAAATAAGTAATTGGCAAGAAAAAAGTTGGAACGACAAGAAATTCTGCGAATTTAATGCAGTATCAGAAACAGGCGAAGCATTCGATAAGGTATCAGACTGGACAGGGCTAGTTACCGCAGAAACAGCGGAAGTGGAAGGCGAGATCGTAAAGAACCAGAAAGGGTATTGGACATATAAAGGCTCTAACACTAAGAAGGGTGGTGCAAACATGGATCGTCTCATGGATAAGAAGGCAACCTACATCAATGAAGTTATAGGTAAAAAAGAAACGTCTATAAGCCACGCACAGACACGAAATGAGATCATGTGGGCAAAGTATGGTGCATGCGAGATAATCGCTCACCACGAGGCGTATAAGAGCCTACAAGCGAAGGATATGGTACAAGCTATTTCTAAATTAGCGAATAGTATCTATCACGATCAGTTACAGCCATTTGCAGACACAGTAAGTCCAGCAGGATCAGATTATGAAGAAATGAATCCTGATGACATTCCTTGGTAATTATGAAAATAACACTGCCATCAGTTATAAATCCTCCAAGGTTGCGTAAAGATGGATCGGCTGCTATTTCGTTCGATACCAGAGAGCTAACAGCAGAGGAGATATTTACCATCATGTCTTTACGTCATGCCGAAGGGTGGCTCGTATTCGCTCCTAATGAAAATGAACTAGATGTTCCTGAAGAGAAGGCGGAGGTGGACGAAAAGAGTGCAAGCGAAAGACTACGGGCAATACTATACGTCTGGTACAAGCAGGAAACAGAAAAAGGATTGTTTACGGGGCTATTTGATACGTTCAAGAAGGAAAAGATGGAGAGAATTATTGAAACCATTAAGAAAAAACTTGATTAGTATGAAAAAGAAAACAGCTAAACAACGCATCCTAGAACACCTCAGAGACATGCAGACCTACGTTTCAGGTAAGTACCTCGAAGAATTGGCAACATCATGGGGCTATAAACCAAGCTACGTTT